GATTGTGGGTCTACCTGATCTACATAAAGTACTGCCATATTATACTACCGTTAACGTTCCACTTACTGTAACAGTGCCAGTAAAAGATACCGGACCACATAGCATCATATTATCTGATGCTCCAACTGTGATTGCAGTTGATATGGTTGCTAAGTTTTCATAACCACCGTTGATTGATTTTATCATTCCGTATTCAATTGAACTTGAACCGGGAGTTGTAGTACCCACAGCTTTACCGATGTAGACTACATAAATATTATTGGTTCCTGTTGGGGGTGCTGCGGTAAAAGCTAAAGTTGTTCCACCTGTGACTGAATATGCTGAGTTGGGGTCCTGACGGACGTTTCCAACAAAAACTTCAATTTCGTTTGTATTTCCTACGGCCTGTGTAAGAGTAAAATCTGTTTCTGAATTATCACCATCGTACTGCGAAGAGTTCATGGTTAATAAATTATTTTTTGGTTTGTTGCCTAAATAAGCCATGATTTCTCCTAAGTACTTATATCATCTACTGCGCCTACTACTGTGTCTAAAGATGAAGCCGTATCACTAACCACATAAAGTTGATCGCCAGATGCAAGTACAATTTTACTTCCTCCGTCAATTAATTCTAAACTTCCGCCACTTACTATGGGCGCATTTTTAATCAAGTAGTAATTGCTTCCACCTCTTTCGATATAAGCTTCTACTGTTATTGTTGTTGTTAAAACATTAGCCATTCTCACACTAATTAAACAATCAATACTATCAGTAGCTGCACCTAAAGCATCTACTGGTGTTGTTCCTGTTAGTCTTTTAATGTAATTTTTAAAATTCTGTGCCATAATTTCCTTATACTAGAGTGCGATCGACATTGCAATCACAAATCCGTTAGTTGCTCCTCCCGATCCCGTCGAAGCTGATGTTAATCTTCCTTTTGCATCAACTGTTATATCTGCAGTAGTATACGACCCTGCTGATACTGCTGTATTAGCCAGTGTTACTGCTCCGCCTGTAGCAATAGTTGCGTCCCCTGACATAGCGTCTTCTTGATAAGATGTACCATCTCCTATTAAAATTTTTCCTGATGTAACATCCGGCATTTTTAATAATGCCCCAATAGTTAAATCTGCTGGTAAAGTTACGTTACTGCTTCCATCTTCATAAACGGATTTAGCAGCCGGCAATGTACAAAATACATTTAAAGTACCACCAGCAAAAGTCACTGCTGATCCTGAATTAGAACTTGTTAAAATAGTGTCTCTAGAAAGTGTATCGGGCGTTGCATCAGTTACAGTACCAACTCCAACTTCCCAATTAGCTGTTCCTTCTTCATGAATTGCATAATAAGTTGTATTCCCAGTTGCAATTCCTGCAACAAAAGTTTGCCAACCGGTTACCGCTCCCGCTAAACTTAAAGTTCCGGTTCCTGAAGTAGTACTAGTTTCTCTAACTCTGTCGTTTAAAACTAAAGCCATTTTTTATTCTCCTATTAACTCATGCTTATGATAGCATCGGCCGGTGTCGATGGATCAGGGAAAGTAATTTTAAATGTACCATTAGTACAAGTTTTATCTCCTCCGAAATCTAACACAACACATAATTTATCACTTTGATCGTCATTATAAATTGCTCCAAAAGCTGCTGTAAAAGTAGCTGAGGTCCACTCCGTGTCCGCAAAATCACAAGTAGCTACTGCTGTGCCATATGCAACTGCATTACCTGTTAAGGTATTTCCAGTTGTTGTATAAGCTGTTCCAGAAGCACTTACTTCACTTGTTGCACTATAGACAGTACTTGCTGTAGTGTAAGGGCTTGCAGTGTATAAAGCTAATTTAAAAGCATCTCCGCCTGAAGCAAAATTATGTGTTCCAGTGAATAACTCTCCACGAAAGGAATAAGGTATTACGTTTGCCATATTTTTTTATCTCCTTAATAAGTTGATGGTGATTCAGATTTAATTGGAAGACGAATAACCCCATCTTGATATTCGTTTCTGCGTCTACGACCTAATTGTTCTCTCGCGTACGTTTCTAAAGCTTCTGTATAAGCTTTATCATAGTATTGTAACATATCCATCGGACCTTTCAAGTATCCATATGCATTTACTAGAGATGCATATAAAAGCAAGTCCTGATATTTATTAGATAAATAAGTTCCATTTGTAGCCGCTGGAGCGGCAGCGGGTGTTGTAGTGTTTGTTAAACTAGTTGGCTCTTTGTTATAAGCCAAAGTAATTTCATAGGCTGTATCTGGTGTGGGAGCTATTACCCAATATTCTTCATCCCAATTCCCATAATATTTAGGTATACTAGTTGAAGAAGACCCGGGTGTAGCATAATATTCTGCCATAAAACTCGGATCTCTTTGTTCTAAAAAAGTTTGGTTACCGTCATCATCTTTTAATTGAACATATCTTATAACTCTTAAATCTTGAGGAATAGTTACATATCTATTTCCAATAACACAGTTAGATGTTGCATAGAATCTTTCTAAATCAGCATCAAAAGCTCTATATATTCTCATCTCAGCATTTGTTATAAATTTATTCATAACAGCCGAAGTAAAAACATTACTGCCTACTTCTGTGTAATTTTTAAGATCGTCTTCTAAATTTGCTAAAAGATATGCCATATTATTGTGGTCCTATCGTTTTTAATGTTGCGGGTCCAGAAGATAAGTTCCATCCCCCACCTTTTATATCACCAGTCGTAGCTGTTCCGCCACTATTAAAATGATACCAATTAGCCGGTGTCTTTAATAATCTAATTGTAGCACCGGTTGTATGTGACGCAGCTGTAGAACCAAATGCTCCACGCGTTACGCCTGTTAAAGTATGAGTACTAACTCCAGTATAACTGATAATTTCACTATCAACTAAAATTCCATAAGTTGGTGTACCTGTGGGATTTGTACTTGTTGGTTCGTAGGGTGCTGTTGAAACACCTGTAAAACTTGTTCCACTTGTTAATACAACAGTTGTTGTTGAAGAATCAATTGTGCCATTTAAGGTTGTAGTTGTACCCGTATATTTTCCCGGATACATTGTCCAACCTGCCGCTTGACAAATTGTAGATCCAGAAATTCCATCTATATTTGCAATGCTTGCAAAAGCAACAACAGGATTTCCTGCAACAGGGCCGTCATCTCCTATGGAGTCGGGCGTACCTGTACCGGGAGAAGTAGTTGGTGGTCCTCTAAATCTAACTGTTGCACTATAAGTTCTTTGATGATCCAGTTCATTTACATTTATAATTCCTGAAGCAGCTGCATAAGTTATTAAAGGATTAAAATCTAAAAATCTTAAAGCATCCGCAGGGGGTTGTTGTGGTCTTGTTTTAGGTAAAGCTGTTGGATCAGCAGCACTTGGCTTAGGGTCTAATTGTGGTTGTTTGGATTCAAACTCAGAATAATGTACAAATAACCCATTCCATTGTGTAACCATTTCATTCCATGGGAAAGATTGTCCACTAATATCCGATACTGCTAATGCAAATTTTCCTTGTGCGTATCTTGCCATAATTAAATACTTGGGTAGTAAGTCTTAGGTGTAACATATGTACTGTTACTAGACCCATCCGCTGCCTCCGCTCTTAATAATTCATCTTCGTAAAGTAATTTTAAATTTTGTGTTCTTTCCGGATTGTATTTCATACTAACGTAGTATGCTAAACCTGCACACATTGCAGGAATATAATAATAAGGAACATCAGCTGCATTTGTATAAGCACCCGCATCCTCTATTCTACTCATGTAATAAAATTGAACTCTATCGCCCGCTTGGCTTGAGCCTGGAGTGGTATATAAAGTGACTGTAATTTTATCTATGAATCTTTGAACCCAATATTGAGAAGGTTGTCCTTTAGCTAACTTATTAGATAAAGCTGAATATGTGGATCTGGAAATTTTTGTTAAAGGACTATCTGATTGACTAGTTGTACCTGCACTGCTTCTATATGAAGCTTCAAAAATATCGTCTGTACCATATAAAGCTGCACCGGCACTTGTTAATAAAGTTGATGTTCCATCTCCACTTGCACGGTAACCGATATATTCATTGGTACCATCAACAAGAGTTAAGTATCCATCTCCAATTTGCCAAAGATGAATTCCTCTGTTGGCCCACTCTTGAAACATAATATTTAAAGAGCGTCTGGCAGTTTTTAACTGGTAACCAGCAACTCCTCGAATACCACATCTTTCAAAAGCTTCTTCTATGATGTCGTCAACTGCGAACGTTTTCCCGAACGTCGCTGTTCCGGATGTAGTATTAGCCATTTAAACTCCTACGCGCCAGTGATTGTTATTGTAACGCTTCCACCAGCTCCCGTTAAGTTATAAACAATACCATCTTTACATAAAATACCAGAACCGGGAATGAAAAGTTGCATCCCTTCTGTATTATAATTATACGTAGCTACCGCAGTTCCAGGTGATCCTGTACTTGTAGAATCATAAAAAACTATAGTAGAAGCTGCAATTCCTTCCGCTTGAATAGATGTAATTCTACATCTACCTGTTCGTGCAAGAGTATTGCTACCTACAGTAGTCATGTTGATGGTTGTCTGGTCACTTGTAAAACTTGACATATTTTCTCCTATTAAAAGTGCTCCCGAAGGAGCACTTTAATTATTTATTAGCTTAAGTTTCTATTTTGTAAATACAAAACAGTAGCTGTAGCCGCACCAGCTGTAGCTGCACTTCCACTTTGATTATATGTAGCTGTGACAGTAATGTCAGAAGTACCTATATCAATTAAGTTTCCAATCTGGGAAACATCTGAAGTTGCTAAAACTCTAGCTTGCGCTCCTGCTGCTAAAGCATCAGCATATTGATCAGCTGTAGTTCCATCTCCAAAATCAATCGTATTAGTAGTACCTGCATCGAACGCAGTGGTAATATCTAAAGTGATTTGGAAAATCTGACTATTGGCTGGTAATGTTGCAATGTCAGTTGTAGTGCCATCAGCTTCAAAAACAATGTTAGCTGATTGTGCCATCAATACAAAACCTGTATTTGTCACATTTGTACCAACAGTAGTTCCAGTTGTGTTTCTAATTGTTCCGGCTTTTATTGGTCCGGAAAATGTAGTTGTTGCCATATTATCCTCCTAGTTTTTATGAACGTAGCCTCTAGGCCGTCGACTATACTCGTCTACGTTCTAAATTAATTGTATAGTGAAGTTTTTATATATGAAATTTGAATAGAGTGCAAGAGATCCCTGCATGAAAGTACGATTTCAGCGATGTGGCGTTATTTAAGTTGCCACAGAAATTTGAGGGGCATTATTGCTGATTTTATTTTCTCTATCAGCGATCTT